AAACCACGTTTCATCAGAGATTTCACCGTTTAAATAAAGGGTGCTTCCAGTATCATCTCTGACCCAGTTCCAAAATTTACGCTTCATAGTTATTTTCACTTCCTTTCGGTGGGGCATTAGGACTTTCACTTTGAGTTTTTGCAAAAAGTCCAGGGTCTTTAAGTTTTGTCATATTCCCATTGATGAGGTAAAGATTGCCACCTTCCTCATCAGGAATAGGGTTCATGTCTTCCATTTCCCTAATATCATTTGAAGATAGCCAGCCATTTTGTCTTCCAATGGCGTAACCATTCATACGGCTTTGATAATCGCCACGAAGAAGGCCATCCACATTTAGTTTTATGAAATACTCGGACTTTTCTTTAGGAAGTAACAAAGTTTTTTGTAATGCTTGCTCCCATCGAATAACCCAAGGGCCAAGGGTGTACTTTACAAATTCAAGAGACTGCTGCTCTATATTTGAAAAGCTAGACTTCTCTAAATCTCCAACCATATGTGGCGGGATACGATAAAGCCTTGCTATTTCATTAATTTGAAACTTCCTTGTTTCAAGAAACTGTGCTTCTTCTGGTGGAATGCCGATTTGTTGATATTTCATGCCTTCTTCTAGGACGGCTACTTTATGGGCATTATTTGTGCCACGGTAGACCTCATTCCAAGAATCACGGACTTTTTTAGGGTCTTTTAGTACGCCAGGATGCTCAAGAACACCTCCAGGATTGGCACCATTTGCAAAGAAACTGGCGCCATATTCCTCACAGGCAAGAGTCATTCCTACAGCATTCTTGGCCATAGCAATAGGGGAGTAGCCTACAAGTCCATCAAAACCAAGCCCAGGAATATGAAGTACGTCTTGTTTTCTAAGGATTACATTCCCATAATCTTTGAAATTAGGGTTTTCGTCTGAAGTTCTTGAGTAGGTATAAAAAATCTCACCATTTTTATCTCTGCCGACTTCTATTTTGTTAGGAAGAAGGGGATAAAGGGCAATCACACGACCTGCACCATCACGTATGACCTGAGCATACGCATTTCCCCAGATAAGCAAATGGCTCATTAAAGTTTCTCTAAATACGAAGGATGTCATCTCACTGTTTGGCTCATCGTGTAGAAGTCGATAAAGCGGGTGGGTGTAGACCCTTTCTTTTCCGTTTTCTTTGTAGCGGTAAAGATGAATGGGCAGTGATGCTAGTGCTTCAGAAAGAATCCTCACACATGAATAAACAGCAGTGGTTTGCATGGCTGTAAATTCATTGACATGCTTACCGCTAGTGGTTCCACCAAATAAAAATGTGTAGTTAGAACCTGAATAATAGTCTTTAGGTTTATCTCTTGCCTTGAAAAAGTTAGAGAGTATTGGTATTTTCATAGGCTTAACCTCCAAGTCTTAAAAATATAAAAGGCCCCGTTCATCATAAACCGATTCGCTATTATCATTTCCACAGCGAATGGCTCTATCAAGGGCCATGATTGTAGCAACTGCACCATCAATTTTCTCTGTAGATTTCTCTTTGTCAGCTTTGATATTGCCTGCAGGGTCAGTTCTAATAAAAATGTTGTCCATCATCCAGCGAAGGACTGGATGTCCACCGTGAGCAATTTTCTGCTCCAGAGTAAGCTTCATAAGCTCCTTAGTCGGCGGAGACATATCTTTGAATCCCTGACCAAAAGGAACAACGGTGAAACCTAAATTCTCTAAATTCTGAGTCATCTGAACTGCACCCCAGCGGTCAAAGGCAATTTCACGAATGTTATATTTCATCCCAAGGTCTTCAATGAAGCTTTCAATAAAGCCATAGTGGACCACATTACCTTCTGTGGTATTTAGAAAACCTTGCTTTTCCCATACATCATAATTGACATGATCCCGTCTAACCCTAAGGTCAATGCTGTCTTCTGGAATCCAAAAGTATGGAAGAATTACATATTTGTCATCTTCATCAATAGGTGGGAAGACCAGTACAAAGGCAGTGATATCTGTAGAAGATGAAAGGTCAAGGCCGCCATAGCAGACTCTGCCTCTTAAGCTTTCTGGATCCACCACAAATGAACACCCGTCCCATTTATCCATAGGCATCCAGCGGATTGCTTGCTTAACCCATTGATTGAGTCGAAGCTGGCGGAAGCTGTTTTCTTCAGCAGGATTTTGTCTTGCCGATTCGTATGCAGCTTTTACTTTATCCATAGTTACTGTAATGCCAAGTGATGGATTTGCCTTTTTCCATACCTTTGGGTCAGACCAGTCATCTTCAGGATCAGCACCAAAAATAATAGGATAGAAGGTAGGATCATTTTTTCTTCCGTCAATAATATCTAGGGCCTTTTGATGAATCTCCCAGCAGATGCTGTTTTGGTTATCCCCTGCAGTGGTGATTAAAAAATATAGTGGCTGCATCCTGGCATCGCCACTACCTTTGGTCATAACATCATAGAGTTTTCTATTGGGCTGGGTATGAAGTTCGTCAAATACAACACCGTGGGTGTTGAAACCATGTTTGTTGCCTACATCCGCTGAAAGCACTTGATAGATGCTGCCAGTAGGCTGGTAGATGAGTCTTTTTTGTGAATCAAGAATCTTCACCCGCTTGGATAGTGCAGGGCACATACGCACCATATCCGCCGCCACGTTAAAAACTATGGAGGCCTGGTTACGATCAGCTGCACAGCCATAAACCTCGGCACGTTCTTCGTTATCGCCACAAGTGAGAAGAAGAGCAACAGCTGCAGCGAGTTCACTCTTGCCCATTTTTTTAGGTATTTCTACATAGGCGGTGTTAAACTGTCTATAGCCATTTGGCTTTAGAGTTCCAAATACATCACGGATAATGCGTTCCTGCCAGTCGATAAGCTCAAAAGGTTTACCTGCCCAGGTTCCTTTGGTGTGAGTGAGGCATTCGATGAAGCCTACCGCATAATCAGCCATTTCCTTACTGTAATAAGAATCCTTTGCTTTAAAAGCAGTGGGTTTGTATTTTTTTAGTTTTCTAATAGCGCACACCTCCTTCCAAAGCGCATAAAAAAAGACCTGGGTAAGGTCTGTTATAACGAGGAAAAGAGCCAAGTGGCTCCATCCTAGAATCTTGATTACTTAAATTTTGATAAGGTCTCGTGGGCTTTTAGGCTAAAATCTGTATCCGAAAGCTCACCATCTGAGTTCCAAAAGTCCTCTAAATCTTCAATTATCTCAGTGATTTTTGACACATCATCTTGGGCATCTTCCTTTCCGAGAACACAAATTTTTTCAATAGCTGTGGCTATTAGGCCATCAAGCATGGTTTCAAACTGCTCTTTATTCATCTTAGGCACCTCCTCGTTTTGGTATATACATATATCACTCTAAGCAAAGGAAATATCAAGTGTTATTTTCTAATACCTTTGAAGTTGTAATTGCCTTTTTTGACTTCCTCAAGTTCTGCATCAACAGCCTTTTGGTAGTCGGGGTCAGACCTTTCTTTGTCCTTGCAATCAAGGCAAATGCAGTCGGTATTGAACATGGACATAATCCTACTGTTTTTTAAATCCTTACCGCACCTATCGCAGTATTTCTTAGTAAAAAATCTATCCATATTATTCCACCTTCACATATTCCATAATTATTCCAAGGGCTTCGTCATAGCTTTTAGAAGCGGTGATGCGTTTAATCATTTCATCGGCTTTTTCTTTCTGCCCAGTTTCTTTTAAGGCTTTTGATGCAATCCCCATAAGGTTGAAAATGTTCCCGTCACGGCCGATTAATTGGCATTTAGGCTTCATCATTTTCACCTACCTTAGTGGGATCCTTAAAAGCTGCATTGCCTGATAAATCTTCGAGAAGGACCTTTCTGATTTTTTTATACTCATCTCCAATCATCCCAAGCCTTAAGAGCCAAGTTCTAAAGGTGTATTTTTCATTGGATGTAGGTTTTGCTTTAAAAGAAGCGTAGTGCTGTGAAAGTGCGTTTTTATTGATTAAGGCTAGTAGGCTAATGGCTGCTTCAACTTTATCAGGCTCTAAATCGAGATTGAAAGTGAATGTCTTTTCTTCAAAATCAAACTGTAGGCCCTCAAGACTAGATGTCTCTATTTGGGCTAAAGCAGCTTGAAAATCAGAGGTTGTTTCCATATCTGTTTCATTAATGGCCTGAACAAAGGCTTCAGTTAAAAGTCCAACATTTACAGCAAGGGCCTTTAAAATAAGGGGCTGTTTTGCATAAACCATGTTTATAAGGTTTCTAAGGGTTTTACCATTATGTCCTTCCATTGGAAGTTTCAGTTCATAGCTCATTATTTCTGAAGTGGTAGCTTCCTGGGTTTCATTAGGCTCTGATGCTATTTCTTCTGATTCTGCTATAACTTCAGTTGTTTCATTAAGAAGTTCTTCTGGTTCAATCACTTGTCCGCTAGGCATCACAATTTTTCCCTCCCTGTCTACGGTGTAGGTGATGCCTTTAAGGGTAATCTCATAAGCGCAGCTTGGCACACCAAGATATTTAGCTTTTGTTTCATACTTCAGTTGTAAATCTTTGATTAATTGCTTTCTATCCATATCAATCCCTCCTGTGTTTTAGGTTATGTCAACGCCGGTAATTTTTTGACCCAAAAAGCCGGTCAGAATTGACCCACAACGCCGGTCACTCTA